GAAGAAGATGGTGTTAAATTTTGGAGATTTAAACACAACTATAAGCAAGATGGTATCTTGGACAAAATCATTCCAATTTGGAGAGCTAAAGGTAATTTGACAGACCCAAATGAAGGACGCGATTTGATTATCCAATTGGTTAAATCAAAAACACCAAAAGGAAAAGAATATACTTCAATTCAAACGGTAATGTATGATGACCCAAGCAAATTGTCAGAAGATGCTGAACAATTGGATTCTTGGAAAAACGACCCAACAACTTGGGCTGACGTTTACTCTAAAAAACCTGTTGAGTACTTGGAAGCAATCGCTCGTGGTGAAGTTCCACGTTGGGATTCGGAAGCTAAAAAATATGTTTACGGTGATGACGCTACTGAAGTATTCGGTGGTACACCTGTGGACCCACAAGCAGGTATGTCACCTGACGAGGAATTACCATTCTAATAAACTAAAACACATCATGTATGGTATCTTGTATGGTACCATACATGATTAATTTATATCATATATGGCTATTAAAAAAAATGATTTCAGCTCAGTAAAGAAAAAATTCTCTACTTCAGCTAAGTACAAACCACAAAGATTTTTTGATTTAGGTTCTGACTTCTTGGATGCGGTTGGACTTCCAGGTCCTGCGATTGGACACTTAAATATGTTCTTGGGTCACTCAGACACAGGAAAAACAACCGCTTTGGTTAAAGCCGCTGTTGATGCACAAAAGAAAGGTATCCTACCTGTATTCATTATTACAGAACAAAAATGGTCTTTTGAACACGCAAAACTAATGGGTTTTGAATGTGAAGAAGTTGTTGATGAAGAAACTGGCGAATCAGATTGGGATGGATTTTACATCTTCAACAATGATTTTAATTACATTGAACAAATTACCGATTATATCAATAGTTTGTTAGATGCACAAGAAAAAGGTGAATTGGATTACAGTTTATTATTCTTGTGGGATTCAGTTGGTTCAGTTCCATGTAAAATGACTTACGATGGTAAAGGTGGTAAACAACACAACGCATCAGTACTTGCTGATAAGATTGGAATGGGTATCAACCAACGTATTTCAGGTTCACGTAAATCTGATTCAAAATACGAAAACACATTAGTTATTGTTAATCAGCCTTGGGTTGAACTACCTGACAATCCATTTGGGCAACCAAAGATTAAAGCAAAAGGTGGTGAAGCAATTTGGTTGAACTCATCTTTGGTATTCTTATTTGGTAATCAAAAAGGTGCTGGTACAAACAAGATTACCGCAACAAAAGACAAAAGAAGTGTTAAATTTGCAATCAGAACAAAAGTGTCCGTAATGAAAAACCACATCAATGGTTTGGGATATGAGGATGGAAAGATTATTGTAACACCACACGGATTCTTGGCGGGTAAAGAAGCGTCTGAAGAGAAGGCTTCTATTGAAAAATACAAAACAGAACATGCTGAGTATTGGAAAGATATTCTTGGTGTAACATCATTGGATTTTGAGTTGAAAGAAGAAAAGGAACAAGAATAAATAATAAACAAGTGGTAAAAACTTTAATAGTTGATGGTGACAACTTATTCAAAATTGGATTTCATGGGGTTAGAGATTTCTACCATGAAGGAAAACATATTGGAGGAATTTTCCACTTTGTTAATGTTCTTCGTAGATTCCTATCGGAATACAACTACGACAAGGTAATAGTTTTTTGGGACGGGAATAATAACTCGTCCCAAAGAAAATTACTGTTTTCTGAATATAAGGAAAACCGTCGTTTAACAATGAACGAAGAAAAGAAAGAATCTTATTATGGACAAAAAGAAAGATTGAAACAATATCTTGAAGAAATGTTCATTAGACAAATTGGTATTGACGACCATGAGTGTGACGACTTAATTGCTTATTACACACAAATAAGTCAAGATGAGAAAATAACTATCCTTTCTTCAGATAAGGACCTTACACAACTTATCACACCAAAAGTACACATCTACTCACCTATTGTAAAACAATGGGTTACAGACAAACACAAGATTAAATTAGGTACAATTGAGGTACCTATATCAAATGTGAAATTGGTTAAAATTTTATTGGGTGACAAGTCAGATAACATTGAAGGGATTTACAGCTTCGGTGAAAAGAAATTAGTTAAATATTTTCCTGAGGTTATTGAAAGAGAACTAAATGTTGATTATATTTGTACAAGAGCACAAGAAATTTTAGATATAGATGACACAATCAAGCCACTCAAAAATTTATTATCAGGTACCACTAAGTCAGGTACCTACGGAAAGGAATACTACGATATTCGTGAAAAAATCGTTAGTTTGTCAAACCCTTTAATGACCGAAGAAGCAAAAAAAGAAGTAGAACTTTATTATTCAGAAGATATGGACCCTGATGGTAGGGGATACAAGAATCTGATGAAAATGATGATTGAAGATGGATTCTTTAAGTACCTACCAAAACAAGATGATGCTTGGGTAGAATTCCTTCAACCAATTATGAAATTAACAAGAAAAGAAAAAAAACGATACAACAACAACAATTAATTATGAAAGAAACACACGATTTAACAAAAATGGAGTTTGTAATTAAACTCAACGACAACATCGTCGTTCAAAGGTTTTTCAATGTTAAGGGTTACAATGAAACTGCTAAGTACAGTTTAGAACTTCATTATTACATGAAGAACATTGCCGAATACATGGAAAGATATTTGAAAGACAAAAGTTTGGATTACATGAATGAAAACGCTGAGTTGATTATGAATGACCCTTCAGTCATGAATACATCAAAAACTGATGGACCTGAATGGTTTTACCTATACATTAAGATGGGGGAACAGACAATTTGTCATAGGGGTTTTGATGCCAAGGTATACCCACCAAAGGCTAGATATACCGTAGACATACGACCAGAGATAAAAAACATTCTTAAGTCGTTGACTGACATTTTTTCAGGTGAAAATTTTTCTACACAATATATGAATTATCAACTCGCTTAATAGTATTTATCAACACAAGTCAAAATAAAAACAAGTATGTCAAGCGAGAAAAATTTCGGGTATTTAGGAAACACATTTCAAATTCAACTTATTAATCAACTTATTTTAAACAAAGATTTCGCACGTGCGATTGTTGATGTGTTGGATTCAAAATACTTTGATAATCAATACTTTAAAATCATTACACAAATGATTAAAGAGTATTATATCAAATACGAAAGTGTTCCTACGTTTGAAACTTTGGACCAATTGACTCGTTCTGAAATTAGTTCTGACAGTGCTAAGAAAATAGTTCTTGATACACTAACTCAAATTCGTGATGTAAGTTTTGAAGGACATCAATTTGTAATTGAAAAGGCACTTAAATTCTGTAAACAACAAGAGCTTCAAAAGGTTATGACCAAAGCTCAAAAGATTATTGATAAAGGTGATTTTGAAAGTTATGACCAATTAGAAGAGATGGTAAACAAGGCTCTTCAGGTTGGGGAAATTGATGATGCTGAACACGATGTATTCACAAATTTGGACCAAGTGTTGGACGAAGATTATAGACACCCAATTCCAATGGGAATCGCCGGTATTGACAATCTACTTAAAGGTGGGTTAGCAAAAGGTGAATTGGGGGTAATCTTAGCACCTACAGGTGTTGGTAAAACAACAGTATTAACAAAAATTTGTAACCACGCATTTAACTTAGGTTACAACGTTCTTCAAATATTCTTTGAGGACAACCCAAAAATTATTCAAAGAAAACACTTCACACTTTGGACAGGAATTGCACCTGATGAACAAAGACGTTGTTATGGAAAAAGTTAGAGATATTAAAGAAAATACAACAAACAAGTTGATTTTGAAAAAATATGCATCTGACACCTTAACAATGAATCAAATCAAAAATCAAATTAGAAAGATGATTGCTGAAGGAACTAAAATTGATATGATTAGTTTAGATTATATTGATTGTGTTGTTCCTGACAAAAACTTAGGGGATGAATGGAAAAGTGAAGGTTCTGTAATGAGAGGATTTGAAGCAATGTGTCATGAATTGGATGTGGCGGGATGGACCGCAACTCAAGGAAATAGAAGTTCAATATCGTCAGATGTTGTTACTACAGACCAAATGGGAGGTTCAATTAAAAAGGCACAAGTAGGACACGTTATCATAACAGTTGCAAAGAGTTTACAACAAAAAGAAATGAAACTCGCAACAATAGCTATTACCAAATCAAGAATTGGGCGAGATGGTGTCGTGTTTGAAAATTGTAAATTTGACAATGAACTCATGGAAATTGACACTGAAAGTTCAGTAACTTTCTTGGGTCTTGAAGAACAAAAAGAAGAACGAAATAGGAACAGAGTCAATGAATTATTGGCGAAAAGAAAACAACAACAACCAATTAATTAAAATTTAAAAAAGAAGAAAACAAAAAAATGGACGCATCACAAAAGATATTGTCAGACCTCACGGTGTATATGAAATACGCTAAATTCCTACCTGACGTTAACAGGAGAGAAACGTGGGAAGAGTTAGTAACAAGAAACATGAACATGCATATTAAAAAGTACCCACAATTAGCTGGTGAAATAATTGATGTGTACAAGTATGTTTATGATAAAAAAGTTTTACCATCAATGCGCTCAATGCAGTTTGGGGGTAAACCAATTGAAATTTCACCAAACAGAATTTACAACTGTGCTTATTTACCGATTGACCACTTGGATGCATTTGCGGAAAGTATGTTCCTATTGTTAGGTGGAACTGGTGTTGGTTATTCAGTACAAAAACATCACGTAGAAAAACTTCCTGAAATTAGAAAACCAAACCCAAATAGAACAAGAAGATTCTTGGTTGGTGATTCTATTGAAGGGTGGGCAGACGCAATCAAAGTATTGATGAAGTCATACTTTGGTGAACATTTGTCAACACCTGATTTTGATTTTTCAGACGTTAGACCAAAAGGTGCTCAACTTGTAACATCAGGTGGTAAAGCACCAGGTCCTCAACCATTGAAAGATTGTCTTCACAAACTAAAAGGTATGTTGGACGCTAAAGAAGATGGTGATAAAATGACACCAATTGAAGTTCATGATATGGTATGTCACATTGCTGACGCAGTTCTTGCAGGTGGTATTCGTAGAGCGGCTTTGATTTCATTGTTCTCCGCTGATGACCATGAGATGATTGCTTGTAAGTCAGGTGCTTGGTGGGAAACAAATCCACAAAGAGGTAGAGCAAACAATTCAGCGGCTTTGGTTAGACACAAAATTACCAAAGAATTTTTCTTGGATTTGTGGAAACGTGTTGAGGCATCAGGAGCGGGTGAACCTGGTATCTACTTTACAAACGACAAAGATTGGGGAACTAATCCATGTTGTGAAATTGCTTTGAGACCAAACCAATTCTGTAACTTGTGTGAGGTAAATGTTTCTGACATTGAATCACAAGAAGACTTGAACAACCGTGTTAAAGCGGCAGCGTTCATTGGAACACTTCAAGCAGGTTATACCGATTTCCATTACTTGAGAGACATTTGGAAACGTACAACTGAAAAAGACGCTTTGATTGGTGTATCTATGACAGGTATCGGTTCAGGTGTTGTGTTGGGTTACAACATGAAAGAAGCAGCTAAACTTGTAAAAGAAGAAAACGCAAGAGTTGCTGAGTTGATTGGTGTTAACAAGTCGGCTCGTACAACTACTGTAAAACCTGCAGGAACAACATCTCTTACATTGGGAACATCTTCAGGTATCCACGCATGGCATAACGACTTTTATATTCGTAGAGTCCGTGTAGGTAAGAACGAAGCAATCTACCAATACTTGGCAATGTACCATCCTGAGTTGGTTGAAGATGAATTCTTCCGTCCACACGACACGGCAGTTATTTCAGTTCCACAAAAAGCACCTGAGGGAGCTATCTTGAGAACAGAATCACCATTCCAATTGTTGGACCGTGTTAAGAAAATTACACAAGAGTGGGTTAGACCAGGACACAGAACAGGTTCAAATAGTCACAACGTATCTGCGACAATCAGTTTAAAACCTGAAGATTGGGAATTGGCGGGTGATTGGATGTGGGAAAACAGAGACTTTTACAATGGTCTATCAGTATTACCTTATGATGGTGGAAGTTACATTCAAGCACCATTTGAGG